TTGAACATTGGAATAGCACCGCGTTCTATACAACATGCTTGATGTAATGAAATTTTCTTTGATGCAGGCATAAACAATACCACTTTCTTATTGTGACGATTTGCTACATCTAAAAGAGATACACCAGCAAGACCTACACGAGGTTGAGAATATACGATAGTATCTGAGGGACAGCGTGATATGAGAAGATCTCCGCCTCTTACCTTTGTTCCTGTAATCAAATCATCTCTGACTACTCTGATGCCTTCATGCTCTACGATGACTGGTGCAGGATTAGGATCTTCCCATCCTTCTGCCAATGACAAATAGTATTCCTTTGCTGCTTCAAGACCATAGAGGCCAACATCTTTGTTGACTCCATCAATTACATGATTATCGTGTGACATCGTACTTTCCAGTTTTCAATGACCAATTATTCGGATAAACCCAATCATAAGGAATCTGTTTAGTCTGCTTCTTAGTTCCAAACCTCATAGCCATATATTTAAAATGCATACACAATTTATCTTCTAGATTCAGATACATATGCGTTGTAATAGGATTGCTCTTATGCTGAGCAAGATAATTCATCATCTCTACTAACTGATGTCCTTGCTTATTCGTAGGCACGTACTTACCATCTTCATCGACCTCATACTTACACTTACCCATCAAGTTAGGACCATCAAAGATCTGTTGAAGTCCATCGAAGAATCCTGTGCCTCCATGCAAAAAGCTATCTGGATCTACCCATTCTGGATGAGACATCGCGACATGACGAGATGCATTCTTACAAGGATACATAGCATTCCTAAACCCTTGTTGCTTTACAAAATGTTCATTTAGAAGCTTAGTAAACTCCATCATAGAATACGGTCTGTCTTTTGCTCCTAACAATTTAGACAGAGGTTCAGCAGCTCGTTCTGGAACGGTTGCTAACCAGTTATGTACTTTTGTATCTTTAGGATAATAAATCTGAAATAGGTCTGAACGCGAATGACGATGATCCTCAAACCGAGTAAGCATCGCAGCTGCACCACCATCTCTCCATGTAATGTATGTTTGCCAGTGTTCATTACTAAATGAGAACAATAGGCATGCAGTCATGATTCTCAATGGATCGTCGATGACCTTCATCTCATCTACAAATGGGCATTCATGCCAGTGCAAACGATGAGATAACTGTTGATAGTTTTGTCTAAGCATAGAATCTTCTCGTTCATCATATGCTCTGCAAAACTCAAAGAACTTTTCAACTCTTTCTTCGAGAGTCCAATCTCTCATCCAACTATGAACTGGTTTACTCTTATGGTCGAGATCTACATTTACAAGTGCCTTATAGGCGATATCCTTTGATGTATCTGTAAGTAGTGCTTCAAGATTATTCATAGAGCGGCGACCATTTGTTTGTACTGATCTACAGTCAATCCTGCTTGTTTAAGAATAGCGTCATCAGAAGGATGAGACTTCATACCATTAAACGTCTTAACGATGCCAAGATCTAACATGGCTTTCTGACGTCCATATGGATGATCTTTGATCTTACAGCTAGACCATACTGCATCAAAATCTAAATGATCATATGCGGCACCAGGACGAACATAGTTTTCTACCCATCGAATGAAATCGCAGCATACGTCTTCAGCATTATAAGGCAATGATCCAGTGTCTTCGTAGATCTTTGTCATGACTGCATCCAAGAACTGTTCTTGTTGCATCTTCTTTACTGGCTTTGCGAGATAAGAAATACACTCTACAGCATTAGTACCGTAATAAAACATGCTTTCTTTATTGACATATTGAGGATACCAATCAGCAACGTCTGCGACAACAGCTGCATATTGAAATCTATACGCATTTATGCCATTTCGTTTGTTCCAATTCAACATGAATTCACCAAGTTCACGAAGATCTTTCTTCGATCCACTTGATTCTAACCATTCAGCCATCTCTCGAGCAAGGTGAGGAGCAAACTCAGTTAGATAATAGTCTCCGCTACGCTTATATCCAGATCCCGCTGGTGGTTTAGGAAAGCTAGGAAACTGATAGCCAATTGAAGTATAAAATGGTTGTGGATAATGATTGACGAGTTTAGTCATCTCTTCAATAGTTTTACACTGATAGAGATGCAATAGAAGTGTGTTATGATACCCAGATGGTTTGGTCGAGTAATTGATAGCACTACCAGTTACTCTATGAAGGATAAAGATGTACAACCATTCTGGCAATTTAAAATCAGAATGTTTGCCGGTCCAGGATTTAGCTACCATATCACGTTGTCGAGTATGAACACCAGCTTGCATCTTATGCCAGTATGGATGTTGATCTGTCCAACCATAAAAACAATCGTTGACTATCTGAGAGAATCCAGCATACTTACGTTCAACTACATCATATAGATGCACATGATGAAGCAGCTCATCGCCCATATTAGATTCTTCATGAGCCATCATGCCATATGGTTCATCGTCTGCTACATTACACTTGATCTGTTGATCTAATGCAAGCTTATAATATCTCACATATTCATCATAATACCGAGTAGGTTCAATCATACAAGCCAGACTTTATCATACCAATTTACACTCACACCTGCTTCTTTAAACATTACGTAAGATTGCTCGCCAGATACTTTCCATTTTTCTGGAATATCGGCTTTTGTTATTTCTGGAGTATATATGACTACTCTTTTAATACCAACTTGGATAACGCCTTTAGCACACTCCGAACAAACAGGTAAGCCATAAACGTAAAGAGTAGCTCCATTCAAACTTACTCCGTTGAGTGTAGCATTATAGATACAATTCATTTCAGCATGAACTACATATTTATACTTCTCTTCACGATCATTTAAACGTGCTGATGTATCATCAATACCACGAGGAAAACCATTGTATCCTTGGGATAGAATCTGTCCTCTTATACCAGTAGTGATAGATCCAACTTTAATAGATGGATCCTTAGACCACGTTGAGATATGACGCGCTAACTCGCTATACTTCATGTCCCAGTTTGTCATTTGATTAACCCAAAATGTCTTTCATATACGTGCAACGACCCGACATTCCAGACAATATTGCCTAGTTGAAGTGCTAAATCATCACATAGCTGAAGAGCAACATACTGTTGCCACGCGAAGTCATTTTTATATCCGAACACCACATCATTAGATCTCATGTTTACGATAGCGTGTAAGCGATCATAACGAATCAAATACTGAACGGTATTGGTACACATAAAGTCATTCATGCCAAGGAATTTATAATCATAGTGCATGAATGGACGAGTGTAAATCATCACAGCCCGACGAGAATTGGGATTCTGTTGTAGTTCCTTTAATACATTCTCGTACTGATTACCGTTTTCCTGGCTATAGATACACCAACCATAGTTAGAATTAATATAACCATGTTCATCTGCTACTTGTTTCCAAATTTCAGGTGCACCACCAGGAATATCATGTACACTTAATGACTGCGATTTATACCACTCGAGTTCACGAGCAACATAATCAGTATTCACTGTGCCAAAGATCGACGGTTCATCAGCGATAAACTGTGCACCAGCCAATTCAAGAGTCTTAACGCCAGTCTTATCGATTACAAAATCTTCAGACCTAAGAGCAAGATTAAAATATTCACGAATAGAACTAACAGTATTGTGTCGCATCATCTACCATTCCTTTAATAGCAAGTGCTGTATCAGTACCAACATAAACATTATCAGAAACTTGCGCAAATGTCTCTGGCCAGAGACGCTCTGTTTCTGTTACTTTCTTATTGAGGAAGTTACGAGTTGGATCTTGACCTTCCATCTTGCCTCGCATATAAGACACAAAGAATGAGCCATAATTGATAAGATCGATGGCAGAATCTTCTAGGCTTTCAAAATTAGGCTGATAGTTCTTATCATTTTCCATAGCTTCCATAACAGAGTACATGCGAAGCACTTTGCTATGAATCAAATCCAGAATAGTGGCACAACCATGTGGATAGTACTGTGCTTGCTTAATGCGTGATTCTGCATTCTGATAGTCATTAGACTTTTTGTTTTGAATAGCTGCTGCTTCTTCAAGTGCTTTAAGAGATTCTTTCATAATTTACCTTTCCATTTAGAAGGAGACAAATCAAATAAACGATTAGACAGCTGTAAATTTACCACAGTATCATATAAATGTAAATGGTCTATATTATACATTCGCTTGTCTTGAATACTATCTATAGTCTCATATTTTTTATGATCTATACATTCCCACACATGAATAGCATCATCACGATTTTTGTATGGCACTTCTACAAAGAATCTACGATCTGCATTATCCCATTTTCTCCAATCACTTTTTTCAAGAGCAAATGAGTTATATTTAAACCAACGTCCAAATGTTTTAATTTCTGCAGTCTCATTATCAATAGTCATATCTTTATCTTGGTCAAATCGATCTTCACTCATTATAACCGTATGACCATTAAGTTCAAGGCATATACGAACTATTTGTTCGCCAATAAATCCTTGTTCTCTAATAATTGAATCTCTATTCATCAAACAATAAACCTAATAGACCAACATTATCTTTATGACTCGGAGCAGTCCAACCTTCTGGCTTTACAAGATCTGGTAATCCAAGAGGATTTGGTCGACTTTCTTTGATGCCAACTTGCTTATTCATATTAGCTTCATGCACTCGATCCCATGCAAGTCGAGCATCTACATCAAACAAATCAAGTGTACCAATAGCAACTACACAAATGTCAATTAAAGCATCTACTACATCATCTGCGGTTTCAGCTGTACTTAACTCATTCATTTCTTCTTCAAGAAACTTAATACGAAACTCTAAGAATTTATTTAACTTTTCTTTATCAAAAGCTTGAACTTTATCAAATACACCATACTTTTCGTGCATGATCATAATATCATGCGCCCAATTATTACTCATAATTTACCTCCACAATGCGGACACTTTTTATCATATTCGTCTTTAATTTGTTTAATTAAGTGCTTAAGTTGTTTACACTCTTCAAGCATTCGCTTGAGGTGCTGTTTCTTTCGTTCTTTCTTTGGTTTATTAATCTCTTCTTTGATTAAGTTTTTAATCTTTTGAAATTGAGATTCCCAAACAGGAAGATATGTTGGAAGTGGTTTTTTTGACATGATAGTATCCTATCATTATTGAATAATAAAGTAAATAAGGGGATTGCTCCCCTTATCGTTTACTTGACAAGTGTTTGTGCTTTTTGAGCTACCTTTGCCGGCAATGAAACATATCCATCTTTGACTACAACAGCTTGACCAGTCTTTGAAAGTACCATCAATATGAATTCTTTTTCAAGGGGAGCAAGAGGTTCATTAGGATGCTTGTTTACATAGACATACAAATAACGTGCTAGTGGATATTTACCAGAGACAGCGTTTTCTGGTGTTGGTTCAATAGCTTCTCCACCGTCTTTACGAGAAAGAGGAAGTGCTTTAACACTTGAAGTCTTATATCCAATACCAGAGTAGCCAATGCCATTCAACGATTTAGTTACACCTTGTACTACAGAAGCAGATCCGGGTTGTTCATTCACACTGCTTTTAAAATCGCCTTTACAGAGAGCAGACTCTTTAAAATAACCATAAGTGCCTGATGCAGAGTTACGTCCAAATAACTGAATACGCTGACTGCCAAGATCACTAGATAATCCTAGATCACTCCATTGACTAATATCACTGTTATAACCACAAGCTCGTGTTGCAGAATAGATAGCATCGACCTGTGGAATAGATATGGAAGTAAGTTGATTATCTTTATTTACAAAGATAGCTAGAGCATCAACAGCTACTGGAATAGCTGTAGGCTTATATCCATGTTTTGCTTCGAATGCTTTTACTTCTTCAGACTTCATCATACGACTCATTGGACCAATTGTTGCTGTACCTTCAGTCAAAGCAGGAGGAGCCGTAGCTGAACCTGCTGCCTGAATCTGTACAGTAACATTAGGATAATAACGTTTAAACTCTTCTGCCCAAAGTGTCATAAGATTTGCAAGTGTATCAGATCCGACTGATGATAGTGAACCTGATACACCTTCTACTTTTTCATAGGGAGCAATCTCTGCATCGATTGCTGATGCAGATAAAGAGATTGTTGCAAGAATACTAAGTAATAATTTTTTCATAAATGCTTCCTTTAGTTAAGAACAGTTTTTTCTAGTCATCTTCCAGCATGAACACATCTTACACATTTTATCTGGATCTTGTACAAAACATTCAGGCGATCCATACTGAATGTATTCATCTTTACCTTTCACTTTAGGTTTAGGTTTAGGATCTTCTTCATCGATATACTGAATTTTTATTCTTCCATCATGACCATGAATTTCAGTAATATGTTCTTTACAATCAAAGAAAGCCATACCAGTTATCTTTTTGTAATTAGCGTTTAGCCAATTTAAAGCACAACGACCATCAGTAAAGATTACACCTTCAGCAACGATTATATCATTATCCTGTATTAAATTAAACGGTTTCATAGTGCTAACTTCGCTGGTTTTTGACGTTTCTGAACTTTAAGAGCTTGTCGCTTTGCGCGATCTAACAATGCTTTGTTTGCTCTCTGTGTAAAGTTGATTCCTTCAAGGTGATCCATCTCATGGAGAAAACATCGAGCTGTCATTCCTACAAATTGTTGGGTAGTTGTTTCTCCAAATGCATTCGTAAAACGAGCTTTAACAAACATAGGACGCTTGATCTTTACATACATAAATGGATATGAAAGGCATCCTTCATCTAGATTAACTTCCTCAGGAGAAACTTCGATTATACGCGGGTTATAGCATACTATAGCTTCTTCTGCTCGCATCACGAACACTCTCCATGGAAGTCCTACTTGATTTGCTGATAGCCCCATGCCTGAGTTATGATTCATGGTTGCTATCAAGCAATTAGCCAGATAAACGGGAGGTAAAGGAGGATTCTCGAAATCAAACCGTTTAGTAGGTTCAAATAGAATAGGATGAGTATTTGGTACTAAAGGTAGTATGTCGTGAGTCAGTAATGTTTCTTCTGTCATGTTTTATCTCAATATCATGCAGCAATACGGCTGAAATTTTTATGTTTTTCGAATTTAATCACGGAATGGAACTTATCATAGAGCGCATCACCTTTATGACTAATGATGAATACATTCGTATCAGATGCCAAGGATTGCAAGATCTTTAAGAATTCTTCTGTTCCCGAATTATCAAGTGAAGAATCAAAAATTTCATCCATTATAAGCAAATTAGTACTAGCGCTATTGCGCAACTTTGATATGGCTCTCCAAGTAAATAGTAGTGCCAAATCGATACGTAGTTTTTCGCCTTCTGAAAAAGATTGGTAACTAAATTCATCTCTAAACCTCGATTTAATTTTCTCTTCAAAGCTCTCATTAAGTTCAAAATTAACAAAAAAGTCCATCGTCGCTAAATATTTATTGATCAATTTGTTCATTACTGGAATATACTGCTTGATGATCTTGGTCTTGATGCCAGTATCTTTCAATAGATTAGCAGCGATATCATGCAATAACTTCTGTTCGACTAAGTGATTCTTTTTGCTAATGTTCTCTGTTAATTCTGCTGACAATACTTCTAGTTGGTTGCCATCAACGTCAATCTTAGACGTCTGTGATTCAATCGACTTAATACTATTAACGTGTGATTGCATGATATTTTCAATCAATCGGATCTGATGGATATATTCATCTATTCCATGATTATTGGCATCAATCTCTGCTTGTATTTCTTCAATCTCTCGCATACGATCATAGCACTTACTCTTTTCTTCTTTGAGTTTAACGAGTGCTTCTTCTAATTCTGTTTGCTGATCATGGCGAGTAGAGATTCTATCTTGCTTAAAATCAACTTGTAATTCTTGTTTACAAGTTGGACAGTTATCATTATCATGATAGAATCCAATTTCTTTTTCAATCTTCTTACGCTTATCATGGATCTGATATTCTAGATCATCAAGTTTCTTAAGTTTACTCGTCATCTTAGATTGATCAGCGATCTTTTCTCTTAGACCAGTATTTTGATTTTGTGTCTGTTTTTGAAGATCTACCCATTTATAATAGTCTTTCTGAGCGACTTCCATCTTTGCTTTGTATTCTGCAATCAGTTCATCGTTGTTTTGTTTAAGCTTTTCGATGTTCTGTTTATATAATTCAATCTTCTGTTCCGTAAGACGAATCTGCATATCAGTTCTAGTAATATCGTCTCTGTTCTGTTGCATCTTGCCTTTAAGCAGTACGTTCATGGTAGAGAAGATCTGAATGTCAAGCAAGTCTTCAATCACTTCACGACGATGTGCTGCAGGCAATTGCATAAATGGAGTAAACGAAGCTGATCCAAGAACTACGATCTGAGAAAAAGATTTATGATTCAGTTTAAGGATCTGCTTCTCAAACATCTCTTGATAATCTTTCATCTCAGCATTTTGATTGATCATCTTTCCGCTTTGATAGACTTCAAAGACATTAGGCTTCATTCCGCGTACGATCTTATACGAATGCTTGCCAATATCAAACATAAGTTCAACTATAAGATTTTTTCCATTAATAGAATTCATAAGCTGTGGCTTATTGATTTTTCGAAATGGTTTACCATATAGACCATAAGATAACGCATCTAGAATAGTGGACTTACCAGCGCCATTTTCGCCGACGATCAACGTTGTCTTTGATCGAGCAAGATCAATTTCAGTAAAGGAATTTCCTGTCGACAGAAAATTTTTCCAGCGCAGGGTCTTAAAAATAATCATACTAAATCTATATCCGTATTAAAAGCTACGCTTATTCTTACGTCATCACTATTATTTAATTGCACACTATGCTCTAACCACGAGGGAAAAATTATAAGTCTACCAACTTTTGGTTCATAGTTAATAGTAGAATGCGTGGCATACGTGCTCGTATTTGTAAACGAATTCCACCAAAAATTTGTGAATGATGATGGGTGTTCGAATACTATCTTACCACAGTTTTCAGATATTTGTACATAGTAGGCAGCAGAAAAAAACGAAGTAGGATGATTATGCCTTATGTTACTATTTCCTTTGCGATTCAAGTTTAACCAAAAATTACTCATGAATACTTGCATATTTGGCTTGATGCCGAGTTCTGTAGCCGCTTCACGTGCTTTGAGTTCTACAATTTGACCAAGTTTAAGTAGCTCTTCATTCTCGCAATCGTTTAAATGAAAATCATTACTCTGCCAACCACCATAATTTGAAAGGATTCTTCCTTCATTCTTTTTAGATAACTTAGTCGCATACTTGACAATCTTTTTGTTGTCAATTTCATCGAGATCAAAGAACCATATAGGAGTAGGAAACCAATATTCTACCATATTATTCCACCGCTAGAGCTTCATCATATAGCTCTTTTAATAGTTTAGATAAATCTTTGTGGTTTTCTTTGTTTGAAATCTGTGTTACAAACTTATTCAACATAGATAGTGTATCTTCTGCTTCTCCAACAATATCATCATCGATCTCAAGATTAAGATTAAGATGATCTTCTACTGACTGAAGATCTGATACTCCAGCTTTTTCAAGCTTCTCTATGAATAGATCGTATACATGAGGATTCGTCTTGTTTTTGACAATCACTTTTACAATACAGTTCTTGTACATAGAAAAGTCTTGATTCATCACATATTCGATAGTTTGATCAACATCATTATAAAAGATTTTATGGAATACTTTATTAGGATTTTCTATAAACGTAAGTTCACGCGTATGCGTATCGAAGATATGAAATCCTCGGGGATCATCATAATCTGACCAAGTCATCTCATAAGGCGCACCCAAATAGTGAATGTTTCCACGACTTGACTTATGATGAAAATGACCAGAGCAAACTACATCAAACTTATCAAATAATTTGGCATCAAAACCGTGATCATTTGGCATGCCTTTATACATCTCAAATCCAGCAAGTTCAAGATGTCCAAATAATACTTGAGCATCTGTCTTCTCAATGGCATCCATACAATTCTGATAATTACCAGAACAAATCCAAGGCATGAATAGAATCTTACAACCATCAATACTAAATTCTGCAGGACCATGATAATAATTAAAGTGGGCATTATCACGATATAATACGTTCATCGAATTGATTTCGTTTGTATTCTTAAAATACGTGTCATGATTACCAATGATTGCGTGTAAGAACAATTTATTCTTATAGATTGGCTCAATGAAATCTTCATCGAGACGTTTAGCTGTAACGAAATTGATATATTTACGACGATCTACAATATCACCCAAATGAATGATATAATTTATGCCGTGCTCTTCTAGATATGGAAAGAATACTTCTTTATAGAACTTTGAAATATGTTCAGCAAATACTGGACTGTCATTACGACAACCCCAATGAGTGTCAGTAATCAGTGCAATCTGTGTCATAGATCGTCTTCTCCTAGAATCTCTTCTTTGAGTTCATTGATATCTTCCTCGATAAACTGTTCAATGCCAATCTTTTCTTTATCCTTTTTCTTCTTGATAATGGTTTCTTCATATGATTTTACAAACTCATTCATATGTTCATTCTCAAAATAAGTCTGCTCTGTACGTTCATTCCATTCACTCTGTTCAATATGTTCATTATGAATCATTGAGTTCTGAATTAATTTGTGTTTCGTATACAGATGTCGCTTCTCTTTGGTTATACGACGAACAAATGCAAAGTAGATGATTTGTGTAATATAAGCAAATGGATTACTTGATTTTGCTGGATCAAAGTTGTCAATATACATCAAACAATTTTCGATGCCATCGCCGATCATCTCTTCTTTAAATGGATAGTTCATAAAATTAGGACGATTACAGAGTTTTTTAGCAATTAAAAGAATACACTCACCTACGTAATCAGAAATCCTAGGCTTCTGTGTTCCTTCAGCTTTGGCTTTTTTTACAAGTCCATGATGTATAGTTAACTCTTCGAGTAACTTTTTATTGTCTACGTAGTGAGCATTTCTTAGTTGCATTAGTGCACCTTTGTGGTTTTCTTTGCCTTAAGATTTTTAAAGTCTTTAGTTTCTTTCATTTCATCCAATTGTTTTTCGAGCATAGTATCAAATGCAGGATTAGATAGTGCAGTATCAATAAACGTAGATGCAAGATCTACTTCTTGTATTGTGATTTTATCTAGGACTTCATCATGATACTTCATGAGTGTTTTATAGTACTTAGCGAGTTCTAAACGAGGAGCATATGTTGCAACGATATGAGCTCGACGAACCTTCATGATAGGTGATTTGGCAAGAAGATTATATCTACGTAAAAAGATCATTGTAGTACCATCAGGATTTGGTATAGAAATAATGATCATTGGATGACCGATCTCAATTAACTGATCGGTGACTTTACTTTCATCTACCATACAAATAACGTCTTGACCAGTAGTCAACTTTAATACTGTAAAGTTATTCATTTCAATTTTACCGTGTAAATTTTATTCTCAAACTTTTCTTCATTGTAGATTTTCATACGCTCGATGAAGTGCATCAATGTATGGTTCTTCTTTGAATTCATGGACATATCATCTGCTATGTCAAACAATGTACACTCTTCTTTGTTTTCTCCAAGTCTTAGGCCACGACCAATAGACTGAAGGTTGCGTATCCTTGACTTCGAGGGGGAGGCGAAGATGATGTTATGAAGATTACGAATGTTGATGCCTGTGCTGAACGTACCATAAGATGCTATAATCACTGCGTTCTGGTCCATCTCAACCAACCTTCTGATGTTCTCACGATCTTCGCCTTCCACCCCTCCATGAACGAAATACACTGGACGGCCTTCTTGGATTTCCTTTTGCATGTCGTTGTATAGTATTCTACCATGTTTCTCAATATATTGAAACAGTAAAAGCGTATTTCCTTTCAAAGATAGGATTAAATTTCGAATAAACTTGTTCCGCTGTTCACATGAAACGATATAATCCATCTCGTCTTGGTACTTCTTCTTTAGAATATCTTTGCATACAGGATCTGGATGTCTTAGAACTATACACTTTATCTTGAAAGCAGACAAGTGCTTCTGATCTATGAGTTCTTTTGTCGTGGTGACCTTCTTGACTGGACCAAATAGACCTTCAAGTACCAACTTATGGGTCTGAGCACCATCAAGAGTACCAGTAAAACCAAATCTGTATTGACAATCTACCAACTTCTCCATGATAGAAGTCAACGACTTGGCTTTAAAGAGATGTGCTTCGTCGCCGATGACTACATCAAACCTATCAAACCAAGATTTAGGCATCTTGTAGATAGACTGCCATGTAGTGATGGTTATTGGTTTGTCTACGTCCTTTTCTTCTCCTGAATAGATCCTATGACAATGCTTTTCAGAGTCATATCCATAAGATTGGAAGTCAGTATACATCTGATGGACAAGAGAAGTAGTAGGAACGATAAGAAGAGTACGAGCACTAAACCATCTGCTGATCAGATAGATGATGAATGATTTACCAGATGCAGTGGGAGACAAGAGGACAGCTCGACGATTGCGAACTGCATAAACAAATGCGTCTACTTGATAGTCTCTTGGTTGAAATGGGAGAGCAAGAGATGAGATGAAGTCTTGTGCTTCTTTGAGAGAGAACTCATCAGCACTGAAGTCGGTTAGGTACTCTATTTGATATTCACGTTCTTCACAGAACTTCTCGAGATACCCGTTTAATCCTCCATATAACACTTGGCCACGCACATTAAATATGTGCACATCTCCATTCCACATACCAGACCTATACTGAGGCATAAACTGGTAACCAGGAACTTTGAAAGTGAAAAACGAATCGATCTCCTTGGCCAACCAAGGTTCACAATGGATTCTGTTGTATACTTCATTTAGTTTCTCTACGCGTACTACATCCATCATACACCATTCATAAATTTAGCCCAATCAATCGCATTCTTTATCTGGTAATTACGGTTATTCAAAGCTTTGATGATGTTCTCAAGCAGATTGATCTTTTCTTTCTGGTACTCGATCTTAAGCTGAGAGTTATGAATATCTGTATCACCTTCTAAGTATATATTCAGATCAGTTTTTAGCACTTTGAGAGTAAAAGGATTCCATCCGTTCTCTTTCAGTTCTTCTTGGCTAAGCGTGCCATTATAGTATTCATGCTTAGTCTTATATAAGACCTTATATTGGTATTCAAGTTTCTTAAGTAGAAGCCTTTCCTCAGAGTACATCTTAAAGTAGGTCGAATGATACTGAGCTATCTTTAGACTTTCTTCGCCTAGTTCAGATCTATCAATCTGACTATCTTTTTCCCAAAGAGATTGAATCTCTTCTAATTTCATGATTAAATCCTATATCAATATTATTCAGGATACCATAGATTATACTACAGTAGAATTAAATTGTAAATGCCTAGACAGCAGAAATAGTGTAGCGAAGGTAAGAAAAGGTTGCGGTGGCTTCCACAGAGATTACATCAGACATCTTTGTATCGAATGAAAAGCCAGATAGATTGATAGGAGCTAAGTCAAAGAAATGCACTTGCACGATAGGATTCATTACTGAATTCATGATAAAAAGCGTGCCATCTGATTTTATTTGACCCGGTTTGTTGAATCGATTTGAGTTTGTAGAGTCAGGACCAGTACCTATATATTGATCAAATTTTTCTGGGAAACCCAAGCCAATCATCCAGTTATGAAGTTCAAGATAATTAGACATGTCTTCATCGACCCGAAAGGTTACTTGTAACTTTTCAAAAGTTAATTGCTCACCAGAAAATGGAATATTAACAAAAGGAGTTTGCACCACAGCTTCAGGCAAACTTATTCCAGGTAAATTCACTGATTGTACGAACCAATTCATATTAGGAGTTTTCTTAATTAAGAATTTGAATCCTAATGGTGAAAGAAAGTTCTTGTTTGAAGGTTGATTATCTACGGCTGACATAAGATCTCCTTTGTCATTATTTATGCAAAAAAATAGGAGAGCGGGGGCTCTCCTATAATTTTAAAAACTTTATTCTTATAAGAAAGAGGGGACATTGCGTCCCCTCTTTTTGACTATCTCGTCTCAATTACATGATGTTATTGACGAGAATACGACGATAGTATAGGTTTGTATCCTGTACTAGGCGACCGCTGTTTGCAGGAGTTGAAGCATTACCAGCTTCTGCAAATGGGTTGGCTACCATGCCGTAGCGTGTCTTGAAGCCAATCTTTGGCTGGAAGCTATTCTGATCGACTGCACGAACCATCTGGAGTGGAACGTATGGGCAATAGAATAGACCGGCATCGAATGGGCTGGAACCCTTATAACCAGTTGTTAGATAGTTACCAGTTGTATATGGGTCGATGTATACACGAATACGACCATTGAGTACACCAGCGAAGGTGTTACCTGTATCGTCAACGTTTAGGTTGTTGCTGTTTAGAGCAGGAGCGTAATCAAGAACACCGGCCATCTGAAGAGCAGAAGCTACGTCGCTTGAGCAGATGAGGATGTTGCCCTTGCCACGACGTGTGTCTTTGGCAATTTGGTTACATTCACGTTCAACCTGGAACATTAGGCCCTTGAACTTTTCAACTGACCAACGACCGTTGGAGTCTGTATCAAGGTCGAATACACCGGCTGTGGTTGTACCAGTATTGGCACCGCGTACAGCTGTAATGTTGATCGTGCGGATTACTTCACGATTGATTTCAGCTAGAATTTCGGCGGAAAGAATATTGGATAGTTCTGTTTCAGCATCTAGACCATGAATAGCCTTAAGATCCTGAGCGAGTTCCATTGAGTATTCAGCCTTTAGAGCGCGGCTTAGAGCAGTTACTGTTACCTTCTCGATGCTGAATGCCATTTCAGGAATTGCAGGATGAGAAGTAGTACCTAGAGCTTCGGCGTTGGCTAGTGGTAGACCAATACCCATATTGTAAAGGGCATTACTAACGTTGCTGTTAGCAGAAGGAACTGTACCG